TCCACCTTCAATAAAGTCAAAGAAGTGGTATTATAATAAGTAATTAACTACTTAAGAATAAAATCATGACAGATGAAAGCCTCAAAAAAGAGTACATCTCTTGTGCAATGTGCGGTAGTAAAGTACATAGCATCTCAGCTCATTTAAAAGATTTTCACCCCGATGTCACTATTTCTGATTATCAGCGTTTGTATCCAGATTCTCCGATTTTAAGCGCTTGGGGAAAACTGAAGGTTGCAGAGTTTCAGAAGCGAATTGAAGAAAAAGCGAAAGTCGAAGCACAAAGGGCTGAAGCTCAGAAAACTGAAGCAAAAGTTGATGACAATTGTCATAAAGAAACTATCAGCAAAGTTTTTAATTTACCCGCTGAAATTTGCAAAAACAAACTTGGAGAAGAAATATCAATCTCTGTTCTTAATGACTCTGACAATCCGAAATCTAAAAGCCTAGTTCCTGAAATCTCTGATAACTACATCTATGACATTAAAGAGCTGAAGTTTCAACTTATGGCTTTAGAGCTAAACACACCGTGTTTAGTTTGGGGTCATAAGGGTTGCGGGAAAACAGAAGGTATTGAGCAAATTTGTGCTCGTACAAATCGTTCTTTCATGCGTATTCAGCACACTGCAAATACCGAAGAAGCTCATATTGTCGGTCAATGGATTGTCAAGAACGGTGAGACGGTTTATCAGCTCGGCGCATTATCTGAAGCAATGCTGTACGGCTGGGTCTATTGTGCAGACGAATATGACTTCACTCCGCCTCACGTTTTGTCGGTTTATCAGTCTGTGCTTGAAGGGAAACCGCTGGTTATCAAAGACGCCCCCGAAGAATACCGAATTATCAAACCTCATAAAAACTTCAGGTTCTTCGCTACGGGCAACACGAACGGCACGGGAGACGAGACTGGAAGTTACGCAGGTACTTTGACTCAGAACTCTGCAAACTACGACCGTTTCGGCATTGTCGTACACAAAGATTATTTACCGAAAGAGAAAGAAACAGAGATTCTTACCAAGAAGACGGGTATTAGAGAAACTGAAGCGAAGCAATTAGTTGATTTTGCTCAAGCAGTCAGAAAAGCATACGGGGAAGGGAAGTTAAACGACACAATTTCTCCTCGCGCATTGATCAATGCTGGTCGTATCGGAATTTTAATCGGTGATCTTACGCAAGGGTTAAAACTTGCTTTTACGAACAAGCTCTCAAGTGTCGATGAAGAAGTTTGCTTGCAGTACGCCCAGAGAATTTTTGGAAGTGGGGAAGCGAAATGAGGAACTGCTTCGGACTGATTTCAGCATTTAACTTTGAGTCGGAATGTTGTCAGAAGTGCGAAAGTTTCAACGAGTGTTCCGATGAAGTAATTAAAACGGCTTGCAAGATCGAGAAAGCTATTGATATTAGACCGATTCTAAAAAAGCATTTGGAACTAAAGAAAGGCTTTCCCAAAGCCGATGACTTGTCGATTAACTACGAATATCAGCCGATAAAGAAAGTGAAGATGGCGCTTGACAGTAAGGTGTCGGATTCGCTTTCTGTTGAAGATAAAAAGTATTTACTCGGACTAAACAGAACTCAAAAGTCTTGGGTCTCAAGTTTGTTGACCGCAAATCTTCGTACTGGCGATGATTTTTTAGATACAGCCAATCTGAAGAAAGTTCCGAAGCTCGGTTTTCTATTTCAAATGGCGCTTCTTATTCATCACGGCTTCAATTCGCCCGAGATGCTGAAGACGAAACTCAAACAATACAACTCAAAGTTAACTGACTCTTCATTCAAGACCAAATACTGCAATGCATTAGGCGCGCTTAAAGCAATGAAGGTTGTGACAGGAGAATATAGATATGAATTACAGGTTAGGCATAAAGAGTGACTTTTCAATCGGAAAGTCGCTTCTAACCGTTGACAAAATTGTTGCTGGCGTAAAAGAAGCTGGCTTTGACGCTATTGCGGTTACCGATGATATGACTATCTCAGCAATGCCGATTCTGTCGAATAAGCTCAAAGGAATTGCTAAGACGGTTTTCGGCGTCACGTTGTATGTTCATGAAGACGCAACTTACAAGCCTCCTACAAAAAGCAGCGGGATTGCTCCGAAAGACAATCCTATGTTCACTCTGAAGGTTTATGCCAAAAGCGAGAAGGGCATTCAGTCCATTTATAAACTCTTAACGCTTGCAAACACGGAGTCTCACTTCTATTACAACGCTCGAACTCAAATGAGCGAAGTCTTAGAACTGGAAGATGTAATTGTCACGACTGGCGACTTTTTCAATCTTTTCTCGGTTGATAACTACAAAGATCATCTTTTGGCATTGATTGCAAAGTTTGGTATTGAAAACGTTCTGATTGAAATTGTGCCGATCAATTCACCGCTGTACGAAAGATGTTTCGAGAGAGCGGTATCTTCTTGGCTTGCTTATGACGGAAACTGTCAAGCAATCTGCACGCTTCCAGCTTTGTATGAGAAAGACGAAGATATTGATTCTTTGAACGTCTATCAAGCTGTAGCAAAGAATATGCAGATTACAGCAGAGAAGGGCGCAGTTTTAAAGATTCAAAAAATCAAGGGATTGACGCTTAACCGAACATGGAACGACATTAGAGATAATCTTCTAGGCGAGTTATGCGATAACTATTGGAATAAGGGCCACGGTAGTATAGGCGAACTTGCGCAGTTTATTTATCAATGCTTAGAGAAGTCCCCGAAGTATCTTTTTGATAATTGCTCATACGAATTCAAAAAGAAAGCTCCCTGTTTGCCGAAAATGGCAGAAGACGAATTTAAGGCCGTCGTTGAAGAATGCAAAAAGGGCTGGAGAAAACGCTTTGCAAAGCCTGTATTGGGTTATTTACCGAGCAAAGAACAAATGCCTGAATACATGAACAGACTCAAATATGAGTTGTCGATTCTGCAAAAAATGGGATTTAGCGGGTACTTTTTGCTTGTACAAGACTTAGTGAAGTGGTCTAAAGATAATGGAATTATTGTCGGGCCAGGACGTGGTTCTGTCGGCGGTTCTCTAGTTGCTTACCTTATGGGCATTACCGAAGTTGACCCAATCCGCTTTAATTTGTTCTTTGAGCGATTTATCAACCCTGAACGACATGACTTGCCTGATGCTGATTTGGACTATCAGTCAACCCGCAGACAAGAAGTTATTGAATATCTTGAGGGCAAATACGGCAAAGAGTGCGTCTCTGGCATCTCTAACTACGGAGCTTTGGGTTCCGCAAGTGCGATTAGAGACGCTGGACGAATTTTCTCTTTACCTATGAGCAAACTTGAAGTCTCAAAGATGGTGCCGAAAGAGCACGGCTTTTCTTCTAACTTGGAAGAAAGCGCGAAGCTCGTACCTGAAATTGGCTACTTTGCAAAAGAAAATCCCAAATTATGGCGTCATTCGTTAGCACTTGAAGGCGTAATGCGAAGTTTGGGACGACACGCCGCTGGCACTATCGTTGCTGGCGAACCTTTAGTCAAACGTGCAGTAGTTGAAAGAAGAGCGGGGTCTTTTGTTGTAAATTGGGACAAGCGAATAGTTGAAGACATGGGATTGATCAAGATGGACATTCTTGGTCTTTCAACCCTTGACACCCTTCAAATTTGTCTGAAATACATTGAGAAACGCTACGGTAAAAAGCTCAACTTATTGGACATTTCACTTGACGATAAAGAAACTTTGCAAGCGTTTGGCAGAGGTGAGACAACGGGCGTCTTTCAGTTTGAATCTTCTGGCATGAAGCAGTTGCTTAAATCGTTGGCTTACGGAGGTCAATTAACCTTTGAAGACATTACAACTGCAACCGCTTTGTATCGTCCTGGCCCGATGGATTCTGGTCTGTTAGATGACTTTGTGAAAATCAAACAGGGCTATAAGTCTGTTTTCTACGACCATCCAAACATGGAGAGCGCTCTGAAAGAAACCTGCGGAATTATGGTCTATCAAGAGCAGGTTATGCAGGTTGCTCGGGACTTAGCAGGGTTCTCAATGGGCGAAGCCGACAATCTCCGAAAAGCGATGGGTAAGAAAGACTTAGAGAAGATGGCGACAATGAAAGAAAAATTCATTGAGGGCGCTTTTAAAGTCTCCGCAATGTCTAAAGAACAAGCTCGGGAATTGTTTGAGAAAATCGAAAAGTTTGCAAGCTACGGATTCAACAAGTCACATTCCGTCGAATATTCCATCATCTCTTACTGGTCTTGCTATTTAAGAACGCATTATCCTGCTGAGTATTTTGCTTCAGCGCTCTCTATTATTTCAGATGAAAAGTTTGAGCCTGTTGTAAAAGACGCTCAAGAAGCTGGAATCGCAGTTCTCCCGCCACAAATCAATCACTCTTCAGCTCAGTTTGAAGTATTGGATGAACATCGGATTTTGGCTCCGTTCTCTTCAGTGAAATACATCTCAACCAATATCGCAAATAAGATCGTCAAGCTCAGAGAAGGAAACGGAGGCTCTTTCTCTTCTATTGAAGAGTTTAAGACGCTTGCTTCAAAGAAAGGCTCTGGCGTTAATGCTCGTGCAGTCAGTAACTTGGAGAAAGTAGGAAGTTTTTGCGAGATTGATTCAACTATTCCGCCCGTTGATGACCCTTCAAGAATTAAAGATCAAAAGGAATTGATGGGTGGTTTGATTCTGCAAGTTGTCAGAAATCCGAAGACAGTCATCATCAATAAAGTGATGAAAGACAACATTGTTTCCATCATTGACGACGTTGGAAAGTGTAGCGATTGTGATCTTTGTGAAAAGGTTCACTGCACCCCGAGCATTGGCTCAAGAGAAGTCAAATTTATGATCGTTGGAGATTGCCCTTCTTGGGAAGAAGAAGACAGAGGAAAATTTATGACGGGCAAAGTCGGTGGGATTGTTCAGAAAGCTCTTATGTCTGCTGGACTTTCGGTTAAAAACGGCTATTACACAGCGCTAGTTAAAGCGAAGAAAGAAGGAAAGTTTCTGACTGGTGAGCAAGTTGCTAAGTGCTCAAAGTTTCTTGAAAAAGAAATTCAGGTTATCAATCCCGCAGTAGTGGTCGCTCTTGGCTCAACAACAATCAGAAAGTTCTTTCCAGATTTGAAAGCGTCTGAAGCAGATGGTCAAGCGATTTACGACCCTGCAAAGAATATGACAATCGTCTGCGGTATCAATCCTGCTCAAGTTCTTTTCGATGAAGAAAAGATGAACAATCTTATTTCCACCTTCAATAAAGTCAAAGAAGTGGTATTATAATAAGTAATTAACTACTTAATTAGCGAGGTAATAAATGGCACTAAATTACGAACCCGACATGACTAAGTTCGCTGATGAAATTCAAGTGAACGAAATCAATCTTGATGAATGTGCTTTAAATCAAGCGTCTCTTCTTTCTTACTACCTGAGTCAAAAAGTTTTGGCTGAAAGACAGTTAAATTTGGTCAAGCTCAAATTTGATCGCTTCTACGCCGAACGCTATGCGCAAGTTGAAGCGGAACTGGAAGTTAAGGAAAAACGAGTCACCGACAAAGCAATTGAATCAAAAATCAAACTCGGTGATGACTATCTTCAAGAATACGTCAATTTGGTCGAAGCTCAAAGAATCAGAGATCAACTTCAAGCCTGTTGTACTGCGTTAGTTGATCGAAAGAAAATCATTCAACAACTCTTAGACGCCCGTCTTGTGCAGGCAGGAGGTTCTGTAGCCTTAAATTCCCGTAAATCTTTTTGATCAATTAGTAACTAGGTAACTACTTAATAAACCAACTTAAAAAATTAAATCATGGACTTAAGCAAACTTCAAAACATTCTTAACAAGAAAAAAGCCGAACGTGCTCGCAACGACATCAAAGTTATGACACCGAAAAAGGGCACATCCCGTTTCGTTCTCTTACCCGGGTGGAATCCCGCTGATCGTGAAACCTTCTGGCATGACTACGGTGAACACTGGTGTAAAGACCTCGGCAAAGCAAATGCAAAAGGTCAGCCTCAGATTGTCGCAAAAGTCATCTGCAACAACAAGACCTTCGGCACACCGTGCCCTATCTGCGAAGCTCTTAGCGAAGCCGTCAGCAACTGCGTGAATGACGAGCAGAAGAAAGCTATTGTCAGCAACTTCGGTTCTGTACAGCGTTATCTCGTTAACGTCTTGGCACTTGATTCTGAAACTCCGAATGAACCGCAGATTTTGATGATCGGCGGTCGTGCTTTCGATCAGCTCGTTGAGCAGGTCGGAAAATGGAGCAAACAGCTCTTTGATGAAGTTAACCCGCAAGTTTTCTCTATCACTCGTACTGGCGAAGGTTTCGATACAACTTACGTTGTTTCTATCAATCCTGAAACCTATCCGATGCCCGCTGGGGTTAAAGAGAAAATTCACGACTTAGACGCTTATTGTCATTCGACAACACCTGCTGAAGTCGGGAAAGGTCTTCAGACATTCGCTCGTTTGGGCGTCAATGTTAGCGCTATCGCTTCGAGCTATGTACCTGAATCACATCAGATTGCAACTCAGCCGAAACCCGCTGTAGAGAGCGCTCAGACTGTTGTTTCTCAGCCCGTTGTAACACCGATTGCCCCGACTCAGGAAATCAAACCTGTACCTGTACAGCCCGTTGCAGAGCCGAAAATGCCGAGCATTGCTGACGACCTAGATTCGATGTTGGCAAGTCTTAACGCGCCCAACACTATCGACCCAGCCGATCTTCCGTAATTGAAATAGCAGACAAGGCGGCGAAATGCCGCCTTTTTCGACTATGCGAAACCTCGTACTCATTGACAAAAACAATCTTGGCAGACGAAGCAACGCTCAGTCTGTTCTAAAGACAAGCTCAGGTTTTCAGACTCAGGCGGTCTTCGGCTTTATTCGTACTCTGATCTCCCTCAAGAAAGAATATCGAGACCGAGACTTCATTGTCTTAGATGATGGGAGAGCAGACTTCAGATTCAACCTATATCCCGCTTACAAGGGCAATAGAAAGCCTTTGACACCCGCTAAACAAGCCGAATTAAACGCTTATACAGCTCAAAAGCCGTTTATTGATCAAGCAGTGTATCTGCTCGGTATCGCTCGTTTATGTGCATCAAATTACGAAGCGGACGATCTCGCTGGACTGCTTTGTTCTAAGAGAGGAAATCGAGAGGTCACGTTAGTGAGCGGAGATAAAGACTGGTTACTGCTGATTGATAAGGGTGTTGAATGGTTCGACCCGAAGACAAAAGTTCATATCAACCATCTTAATTTTCAAGGGAAAACAGGAGTCTTCACGCCCGAGCAGTTCTTGTTCAAAAAATGTTTGATGGGAGATACGAGCGACAACATCAACGGAGTTGGCGGTATTGGTGAAGAACGAGCAACTGATATGGCTCTGCATTATTCAAATTTCAATAATTTTCTTTTGAATAAGCCCCGCAACCGTTACGAACAACAGCTATTTGACTCAAAGGAGAAACAAGAGACCTTCAAGAGAAATTTGCTCCTTATGAACATAAGGAACCCGCAAATTGACACTTCTAAAACCTATATGTCGAAAGGCAAGTTTGAAGAAAATGCGTTTTACAAGTTGTGTGAAAACCTCGAATTCAATTCGTTTCTTGCCCACTTTGACATCTTCGAGACATTGTTCTCTAAAGGAAATTAAATTGAATAAAGAAGACGCAATTGCATTATTGGACAAAAAGATTGGCCCGAACTCCGAGATCATCGGTTACGACAAGTTCATTAACACGAGCTATGAACCGCTGAATAAAGTCATCAGCGGTAAGTATGACGGCGGTCTGCCTTACGGTCGTATTGTTGAGATCGTTGGAGAAAGCTCAAGCGGTAAAACGCTTATGGCTACCAAGATGATGATCGAAACACAAGCTCTTGGCGGTGTTGCGATTTTCATTGACTGGGAACGTGCTTTCAGCATCGACTTAGCAAGAAACTTAGGGCTTAACACCGAACGTCCTTACTTCTTCTACTTCACACCTGAAACATGGGAAGACGGCAATAAGATTGCAATTCAAGTGTGCGAAACACTCAGGGACAATGCGATTATCGACGCAGACGCTCCGATAATGGCGGTCTTTGATTCGATTGCTAGTGCAGTCCCCGCTTCTTCAGCGGCCAAAGACATTGATGCATACAACATGAACGACACAACGGCGTTGGCTCGTGTTGCTTCTACCACGCTCAAGGTTATGGCTCAGAAAGCATGGAAAACGAATGCTACTTTCGTCTATCTCAATCAGGTCAGAACTGTTCCAGGAGCTTACGTCCCGACAACTAGCACGCCTGGAGGTAAAGCAATGGAATACTTCAGCTCTGTTCGTCTCTTTTTGAACAAGAAAAAGATTGTCGATAAAGACAAGAAGTATCTCGGTCAGAAAATCACGATAGAAGCACGCAAAAACAAGATTACAAAGCCCTTTGGGGTCTGCTCAGTGGATATGTATTACAACGCTGAGAACGTTCCTCAATTCGATTATGTAAGCTCTCTAATAGACCTGTTAGTCGAGACGAAAAAGCTCGAAGTATCAGGCGCTTACATTCAGTACGGTGATAAAAAATACTACAAGAGTCAGCTTGTTAAAAAGATCACCGATGAATGTGCTTACGACGAACTTAGCAATCTTTTAAAGGCGTAACAATGATTTCTGTCGAACAGATATTAGAAAAATCTAACTCTCTGTACGACCTTCGGATAGGAGAGCGTCCGTACGGTTACTACGGCGCTCTCGGCGAATCGTCTTACAAAAACGAACCGATAGTAGATTTTGCGGTCGAAACTCCATTAAGCAAAACGGATATTTGGAAGTTCGATATAGAGAATCAGACATGGAAAGCATCAGGTGGGAGAATTCTTGTTTTCGACAAGGACGAGGTAGTCACATCAAAAATTAAGCCAAAAAACGTCGCAGACTATTTTTTCAATAGAGAAAAATACAATTCGCTGGGAGCGAAGATAAAAATACCCTTTGTGCAGTATGGGACGGCTGGTTACATCACTTTTAGCGTTTTTAACGATGTTCAATTTTCTCCTGTCGTAAGGTTGTTGTGGTTTTTGGGCAAAACCAAAGACGAAATTGACGGCGGGTACTGCGGAGAATTCCCTTGGGCTTTCTACCTCTTCTACTTCGCTCTTACACGGTCAAGAAGAGACTTAGAGGTTTTAAAAAACGCACATTGGCAACCTTGGGGCGACAATAGAGTCAATATTGACTATCCGACATTTTCAAACTTTAAAAAGTTCTATTACGACCTCTATAGAAAGCTCACTAAAACTAAAGAAGACAGAGACAAGAGGTTGTTTTCTGAGCATCTTTGGTGCATCTACAGAGGTATGAGGGGCGATCATCCCGATGGTATTCCCTTGGGTGGAAAAAGGTTAAGAATCGGCGATGCTAAGAGCGCTCAAGAGGCTTGCGAATATCTCTACAACATCTATTGCATGAACGGTTTTGCTGAATCGCAAGCAACAGTCATAAAGAAAGAGAAAGCACTTGCTATTCATCCATTATGGGGGACTTGGTAAATGTCAATTTGTATTATTAGCGACACGCACTTGCACAACTGGACTCAGTTTGCAACCATCAACGAAAAGGGCGCTAATTCCCGTCTTGAAATCATTCTTAATGAGATGAAACGGGTAACCGCAAGGGCGAAAAAGCTCGGATGTAACACCTTAGTTCATTGCGGTGATCTTTTTCATGTTAAAGGAAAGATTGACACGAGCGTACTAGTTCCCTCTATTGAATGCTTGAAGGAAATCAGAAGTCAATTCGATCAAGCGTTTTTTGTCACGGGCAATCATGACCTCGCATTCGCAAATGGCGAACAGTATGGTAATTCGATGTTCATCAGTCAATGTAATGCAGATGTCATTACAGAGACTTATTCTCAACATAAGCTCGGCTTTATCCCGTGGCAAAGGAACATCGAACTGTGGAAGAGAGAATTTCAACGGTTAATCAAAAACCCGAACGTTAAATATGTCTTCACACACGCTCCGATAGATGGAGTTATTAAGGGTCTCCCCACTGGCGGTATCACTCAAGACTACATTGAATCAACGGGCTTTAAGGGGAAAATCTTTGCGGGTCATTATCACAATCACAAAGTAGTCAGCGAGCAACTGATCTCTGTTGGAGCATTGTGTCATCACACTTGGTCTGATGTCGGCTCTTTGTCTGGCTGTATTTTTCTTGACACCGTTACAGACCATTGGGCTTGGTTAGAAGGTGAAACGCCGAAGTTCGTTGACCTCGATCAAACTGCTCGGGATTACTCAGCAGAAGAATACGCTGAAATCTGCGCAGGTAACTATGTGAGATTGACCACAGATGAAGACCTGAAAACAGCCAAAGAGATTCACGACGAGCTGATCGAAACTCTTGGCGCTAAGAACGCTTTAGTCAATCTCAAAGCGAAGACTGCTGAGGTTAAACGAGAAACTACAGTTAAAGACATTGAGCATAACCCCTTAAGCACCTCTTTAATGAGCTATTTGGACGAAAAACTCAAAGATTCTTCGACTGAGTTTAGAGAAGAAGTTAAGAAAAAAGCGTTTGAAATCTATAACGAAATCGAGGGCTAAACCATGTACTTTGGCAAATTATTTATCAATAACTTTCTTGTTATCGGCGACGCCGAGGTTGATCTTCATAATTGTGGTCTAACTCTCATAGAAGGAAGAAACGAAGACGATGAAAGTGCAAACAGTAACGGCGCAGGTAAGTCCAGTCTTGTCGATGCGCTTTGCTGGTGTCTGTACGGTGTGACAGGTCGAGGTGTCTCGGGTGATGCTGTTATCAACAAGAAAGCAAAGAAGGAATGTGTTGTCGGGGTGGAGGTTTGGACAGAGGGCTTGAACTGCTACTACATTGAAAGAGGACGAAAGAGTTCGAGAATAGGAAACAACTTGATTGTTCAGCACATCATTGTTGATGGAAATGATGTCGGGTCAGGTTGTGAATTGACCAAGACTACAGTGGCGGATACTCAAGCTGTTGTGAATGATCTGCTCGGTTGCTCTTATGAAATCTTTACTTCGTCCATTTATGCAGTGCAGGAAAAGATGCCCGATCTTCCTGCATTGACCGATAAGAACTTAAAAACTCTAATTGAAGAAGCCGCTGGCATTGACAAACTTCAGAGAGCAAGTGAAATCGCTCATGCGAAGTATCAGGATTGTGTGCGCTTGACCACTGAGACGCAGGGAAAGATAGAAAATCTGACTTCGGAACTGAGTAACAACAAAAAACTTTTAGACGATGTTGTTTACGAAAGAGAAACTCATATTAGAAACGCCACTTTAGAAAGAGCACAACAACTGAGGTACAAAGACTTACTTGAATCGGAACTGAAGAAGACATCTGCATTACCTGTCGAAGCTGTAGAAGTAATTGAGAAAAAGAAAGCTGAAATTCAAGCAAAGATCGACGAATACTCCTTTATTGAAGCAAAGGGTGCCGAAAAGCAAAGACTCGCTATGTCTGCACAAAGTCATTGTGTAATGACAAAAAAGGAGATTGAAAAAGAAAAAGAGAAAATTGCTGACCTCAATAAAGAGATAAACAATTTAGAAGCGAAAATCGGCACGCACTGTAGCGAATGCGGAAAAGTCTATCAAGCCGAAGACTTAGAAACTGCTAAAAAGGCGATTGAAACGCAGATTGCGAACAAGACAAAAGAAGTTTTAAAGCAGATTGAAGACTTTAAGAATCAAGTCGCAGAAGCGAAGGTTCTGGCGAAAGACGCCGAAGACTTTAAAAAGAGTATGCCTAGCGTTACTAAGTTAATGTCGGCAATGAATGAACTAAATGAACGTCTTAAGAAAAATCAAGACGTTCAATTTCAGATTGATACTCAAAAGCGTGAACTTCAAAATTTGAAAAAAACGATTGAGGCTACTGAAGAAGTAACAGTTAAAGGCGAAACCCCGTATAACAAAACAATCAAAACGCTTGAAGAGAGTATTGCGAAGCTCGAAAAAGACAAGAAAGAACGAGAAAGTGAGCACGAAAAATATGCGGAACAGCAGAAAATCGCTGAAGCAGTGGACGAGCTTTATTCACGCAAAGGTATTCGTGCGCACATTCTTGATACCGTAACGCCATTCTTGAATGAAAGAACGGCTTTCTATCTCAACACCTTATCAGACGGTGAAATCACCGCAACTTGGCAGACTTTGACTAAGACGGCTAAGGGAGACTTCAAAGAGAAGTTTTCTATTGATGTGCAAAGCGTCAAGGGCGCAAATTGCTTCGCTGGACTCAGTGGCGGAGAAAAGAGAAAAGTTCGTGTTGCAACTTCTATGGCACTGCAAGACCTCGTCGCTTCAAGGGCTAAAAAGCCGATTGACTTATATATTGCGGACGAAGTCGATCACGCCCTTGATGCCAGTGGTTTAGAGCGCATGATGTCAATATTAGAAGAGAAAGCAAAGCAATTCGGCACAGCTTTAGTTATCTCTCATAACTCGTTGCGTGATTGGATTGACAACTCAATCGTTGTCACAAAACGAGACGGTATCAGCACTGTTAGCAGAGAAGAATAATGGCAGAAGAAATCAACGAAAGCATTCTGTTTCCCATCGAAGAGAACGAGAATGTCAGCAAAGTACAGACAATTGATGTTCTTCAAGCGAGTACAAAAAAATGGAAGAACTATTTTATGACTGTATTCAATCAGTACAGAACAGAAGGCGGAAACGAAGTCAGACTAAGTTTTCAGAGTCCTTTTTCTCATTCGCCAGTTCTTCTTAGTGAAGATTTGGAAAAGAAAAGAAACCTTCTTGTGGGCGAAGAATTAGAAGTTAAACGCTTTAATTGCGGAGTTTTGAGACACACGCCAGGAAGTGAGAAACTTGTTTTTAGAATTCAGGTTTTCGGTTCTATCACGGGCATTACAACTGATGTTATCGACCAACTTGAGTTATGGCAGTTTACTTACGATCTTGTTGTAGATTTAAAAAACGTTAAGGCAATTAAACGAGCGGATGTTTATTACGACAAAAACAACGAAATCATCTTTGAGTGCAAAGACAGCTCTTTTCTAAAAGCTAATACAAAGTTGATTCAAGCTGTATTGAGATCACTGAAATACAAAGGGCTAAAACTTTCCGAAAGAGAGCTAACAGACAATTTCACAACGTGCTTCATTCTTCCCATTATTAGAAACGCTCTGCTGGAAGTCTTTAGACCGCAAAAAGAAGAAAAGCAGAAAGAGAACGAACTTTCCTATCACGTAAATTACGGAACTTGGTAAATGAAAAAAATAAAAATTATAGGCATCGACCCCTCCCTGAGAAACTTTGGTATTGCTATCGGAACCATTGACACCGACAGCAATGAATTTGACGTACACGACCTCAAATTGGTCTCTACAGAGAGTTCTAATGAGAAGAGAGTACGTAAGAACAGTCAAGACTTGGAACGCGCTAGAGCACTTTTTAAGGGTGTTTGTGAGGTGATTAAGAAAGAGTCTCCGACTTACGCATTCGTTGAAGTACCGCACGGGTCTCAGAGCGCTCGATCAATGGCTAGTTATGGTATCTGCATCGGGCTTCTCGCAAGTCTGCCGATACCAATTATTCAAGTGACTGCTCAAGAAAACAAAATCAAAGCGGTTAAGCACAAAACTGCTAGCAAAGAAGAGATGATTTTGTGGGCTTCTGGAAAGTTTCCGAATGCACCTTGGATTAAGCGAAAACTTAAGGGAGAAGAGGTCATGGTCGAGAAAAATGAACACTTGGCAGACGCTATCGGAGCCATAAATGCTGGGCTTCAAACAGATGAATGGCACAACATAGTGGGTTTGTTAAAAACTATCTAAGGAATTTCATTTATACGTATCGTAAGTAGTTAACTACTTACGATATAATTCTTTTAGTTAATTCGGAGATTAGCAATGAAATTCAAAAACATTAAGAAGATCATCAAAAGGCCCTCGTTGTGGTTCCCTGACGGGAAGTACAACAAGAAGGTTGACGATCTTGTAAAAGACATGATTCGGAACCGAGACAAGGTTCTGCTTCTTGATTGCTCTAGGTACGGCATTTGGCTTATCTACAACCAAAAAGTCTATTGGTTTCGCGGTTATTACTGGGTTACAGACTGCGATGTCGGTAGTACAAATCTTCCAGAACCTACATTACAGCTCTTTAAAAACGATCTGAATATAAAGCTACAGAGACAAGCTCGTAATCAACTGTATAGGGATTTACGTCCGAGCCGACTCACGATGCTGAAATTCATGAAGAAAATCTACGAGCCAGCTCAAAGAGTTTTGCATCGTTTCGGTTTTCGCTCAGTTTGTAAAGACGGTGAATTTTACGAAGACGGGGTGAACAAAGGAACTGCTCCGACCTCTGTAATTTTCAATCTTTCTTACTGCATGGCAAAGCTAGAAGCCGAAGACAGCAAGGTTTATCACTACCTTTACAACGAAAGGACAGAACTGAAATGACAATCTACAAAGAAATGAAATATCACGGTGGTCGTTGCCAGATTGAGACATTAGCTGAAGGACAAGTGGGCGAATATAAATGGACGGTCTTGTCATTAGGAACGCACCCTTGCGGTTATGTCGCTGTGCCAGAAAATCACCCGTTCTATGAGAAGGGGTATTGGGAAATAGACGATCAGATCGAAGTGCATGGTGGGTTGACTTTCGGAGGAAGAATTCAAGGCTCTAACGATTATTGTTTTGGGTGGGACTATGCACATGCTGGAGACTATACCGGTTACGCAACGTTTGGGACAAACGATGAAAAAAGATGGACGACGCAAGAAATTGTCGATGAATGTCTGAAGGTTATTAAGCAATTTCAAAAATATGAAAAAGCAGAAGTTCAGCCAAATTTCAAGCTAACACATCAAGGAAAAATTCCCATTGACCAATACAAAGCAAGACAAGGTTTTATAGCAAAACCTTCGCCAGACGAAAGCTACCATCTTGTAAAGATCATAGGCGGTCAGTTGTATGACTTTTCTACTCGCGACTACGTAAACGACACACCTTGGTTCGCTTATGAACCGATAGAGATTGTTGTGGAAATAAAGAAGGGGAATAAATGAAGACCTTCTTTGGCTTTCTCTATCACCTTGTCGGACTAATGGCGGGCGCTGGTGGTCTCATGGCTTTCGTCGTCGGCTTGATCGTCGCTTGGGACAAGAACCATTACTTAGCAGTTTCCATCTTTCTAGTAGCCGTTATCTCGGCATTGGTTGTCACTATTTATTTTCAAAAATTATGAAGCGATGCCTTGTTTTTTTCGAATTATTTATTGATTTCATTGTCAAGGTCGGTGGTATTTATGCCTTTTTTTCGGCTATGAAAATCATTCGAGACAACCAACCAATTTCGGCAATTTTAATTTTTCTGTTGGTAATCATTTGGGTCTTAATCAAACTCTTTTTCTTGAAAAACCATGAGGCAATATCTTAATTTGATGCAACAAATTCTCGATAAAGGAAATCATCGAGAAGACAGAACGGGCGTTGGCACGAGAGCAATCTTCGGCGCTCAAATGAGGTTCGACCTCAAAGAGTCTTTCCCGCTTCTGACAACAAAGAAACTTCATTTGAAGTCCATCATTCACGAACTGATTTGGTTCTTGAGCGGAGATACAAACATCAAGTATCTGCAAGAAAACGGTGTGACCATTTGGGATGAATGGGCAAATCAAAACGGAAATCTTGGCCCGATCTACGGTAAACAATGGAGAGCATTTTCTGCTGTCGGAACATTCGCAAGAGTTGAAGTGTTTTGTGATGCTGAAGACTGTGATGACGAAGAAGATCACTATTTTGAGACTGTTGGAACAATCGAGGACGATGGAGACACAGATAGCGTAGATCAAATTGAAAATGTTCTTTGGTCTCTCAAGGAGTTTCCATTCTCAAGAAGACATATTGTTTGCGCATGGAACCCATTAGTAATCGACCAAATGGCTTTACCGCCTTGTCATTGTCTCTTCCAGTTCTTCGTAAGAGAAGAAAACGGCAAGAAGTATCTGTCTTGTCAGCTTTATCAGAGAAGTTGCGACTTCTTCTTAGGTGTGCCATTCAACATCGCAAGCTATTCCTTGCTAACACACATTTTTGCTGATTGTTTGGGTTACATCCCTGACGAATTTGTTTGGACGGGTGGCGATGTTCATCTCTATGACAATCACATTGAACAGGCAAAAATTCAGCTTTCACGCACGCCATTACCCCCGAGCGCACAATTACATATAAGAAATCATCACGACTTACCTTGGGAATACAAGTTCGATGATTTTGAGATTACGGGTTATGAATCATATCCCGCGATTAAAGCACCGATTGCAGTTTAGAGGTTGTGAAAAAGGAGAAAGCGAATGAATGAAGAATTGAAGAAGAAACAGATAGAAGCTATCAAAAAAATCCGTGAACGCTTTGCAGATGATGCGTGGTTTCTTCTAGGAGATTGGATAGATGCTCTTGACGATGTGCCAAGTGAAGATGGATTGCCCGACGAGCCAGTTATGAAAGAACGAACTCGAATCTTTCGTGCGCAGGAGCTTGTGGGTTTTGAAGAGGACTATGAGGAGAACGAATGAATCTCGACAAACTTAAAGAAGCCGAAGTAGTCGAGGGGAATCGTCTTGGTCACCCCGACGATACCTATGGAGGCAGGGGACTCGTCGGCTCAGAAATTAAAGTGAGCATTGAAGGTGAGGGCTTTGAAGTCTCTTTTCTTGCCGCAGACGCAGCATTTCTTGATAGAGCTGCTCGGGTTGTGGAGGCAATCATGGGCGCAGAGAAAGCTGAAAGGGTTAGGGGAAGATAAATGAGTGGAAGAAAAAAATTTCGTGAGATGCGCGAAAACGGTGACGGAAGAATATGGGGTATTTGGAACTCGATTAAGAAAGAGTTTCAGTTCGGAATTAAAGCGAAGTCCCCCCGAGCTCGCAGAAGAAATGCTGTTCAAAAAGATCGGATGGGATGCCGCCAAGTATCGGTTTAGCGCAGAAGCGTACCCCAATGAAACAGAGAAAGCTCTTGGTCTTTGGTATGGACTGCGATACGGACACATTGGGCCTCTAATCCCAGAAGAAAGATTGAAGAAGCTCGTAAGAGAAGGAAGATATAAACCACCACGCTCACAAAAGGTAATTTTTATGACAACGATTAGTCTACATTTAGTCGCGCTTTTGGAAGAGGTCTCTTGGTCTCACGAAGCCGAAAACATCTCGTTCAGAATAGATAAAAGCTACAGCGGACGATTCATGTATGGCGAAACGTGCTTGGGCTTTTGTCTTGAGCGAAACGCCGACTGGCTCGACATCTTCGATATGTTCGAGAACGTCAATCCTTACCTGTTTGAAATAGTAAAAAGAGAACTCAGAGAACTCAAAGAATGTGCCCGCACTGACTCAATGGGCCTAGACAAGATTCTCTACTTTCCTGGACATCAATTCCCGAAAACTTTTACCGATAAAGAGGCTTAATTATGGCAGTGAGCAAAATTGCAGAAGCAACATCAACAAACGCAAGGTTGATTGCAAAAGCACAAATTGGCAGTTCGACCGTGAAGTTCAAAGCGATTGATAAGCGGGATGAAAGCGAAATCGAACTCGAATTGACAGTCAGAGACTTTAAAGACTTCATCGCTCAGTTGATGGCAATGAAACCGTTCATTCGTGAAAATGTCATCGAAGCTGAATGAGATTCGTAAGACTCTGAAAATCCCAATCAAAAAGAAGATTAGACAAGATTGTCATAAGGAGTTTGACAAACTTTGGAAGTACGGAGGAATGACAAGAAAGCAGGCTTACGCTTGGCTCGCAAGAGAACTCGGCATCGAGTTTGAAGATTGTCATTTCTCCACCTTGTCTTTAGCAGAACTTCAGAAAGCAAAGTTAATCATTCTGAAAAAACGCAAAGAATGGAAAGATAGAGGCAAGAGGTCTTTGACCCGCAGGCGACGGGCCAGTCTTTGCGGATTTGGCAATACAGAAGATTGGGCTTCGGAGTTTTATGAAGAACAATAGGAAGTCGGTTCGCTGGGTTTAATTCTGCTGGACTCATTTAAAGAAATTTCGCCAAAAATGAGTCCATTACAATGTCTTGGAAATCAATCAGACCAAGAGGAATTGTAATGAGAGTGCAGATTGTTGGCCCGCAAATTTGTTCTGAAAAAGAAGCATTCGCAGAAGAATTAGCTAAAAAACTCAACTGCAAGTATGTGCATATCGAGGTTGATAAGTTGATCGACAAGAAGAAGTTCGTCAAGATGACAGATAACGGAGAGGCTTTTCTGAACTTTCACGAGCTGATGTTTAAGCGACTGAAGAAAATGATCGGAAATCTTCCCGATAACGTCGTGATCGACTTTTCCCCAATTGATATATACGTCACTGTTTTAGCAAATTGCTCATTCATCGTTCGCCCCGACGGGCTGACAGACGAGCAATTAGAAGCCCTGAACAAGCGTTTATTCGTTTTTGATGGGAATGTTGCTGAGTTGTCGCGGAGTTTCACTTGGTCGATTCATTTGCCCGCTAGAAAGAGTTTTGAAGCGTTTGATGGCACTTTAGAACAATGTGCATTGATGACTAACGGCTATATTGCAAAAACAGGTTTGAAAGCGTTAGCAGTCTCAAGAGACAGAACGCCAGACCCGATACCTTGCATCGACCCTGTGATTGAGGAGATGGAAAGTCTTGAACTCAAACAAGCAGAAAACGAACTCTCCAGACTTCGCAGTGAGAAGATAACTTTTATCAATTAACCTGAATCTCGTTGCAATCTTTGCCAATCACATTGTTGCGACGGGATTTATCCTTAAAGCACATACATGAAAAACATAGTTGGATTAGACCTTGAAACAACAGGTATTGGCGAAGACCACAAGATCATTGAGTATTGTGGATTGGTATTAAACGATAAGTTGTTGGAAGACGAGTCAAAAAGTATCCTACAGCGATTTAATCCACAGAGAGCCATAGACCCGAAAGCACAAGACGTCCATCACATTTCATTGGCCGACTTAATGAGCGAGCCAATTTTTGAAACGAAAGCAGAAGCGATTCACGAGCAATTGAAAAATGCCACACTTATCGTGATTCATAACGCCGCCTTTGATACTTCTTTTCTAAATCGAGAATTTAAGCGTCTCGGTATGAGCGAGATTACGACTCCGACACTTTGCACCATGAGGTCAACCCGCTGGGCAACTTTTGATGGAAAAGTACCGAGATTAAAGGAATTGTGCTTTGCGCTTGGTGTCATATACAACGAAACAGAAGCTCACTCGGCTCGGTATGACGTTGAAGTAATGTTGGCGTGTTTCTGCAAGATGCTAAGAGGTGGAAATATCGACAAAAATTACATCTTTCCCTTCAATCAGATTAGCGAAGAGCTGTACCTGAAAGCTGATGGAATGTCTTTGATTTAAAAGAACATTCCATTATTCACCCCTGTAAACTGCAAACATGAATCGCACGAAAACGATTCTCAACAGTAACAAGGAGTTTAGAGTGAGAGTAGATAAACCGTATTTTGAACAGGCTTTGGTCAATTGGGCTTTGAGAGGGGAAAGAACAAAAACGTTCAGAATGACTGAATTAAAAAACGTGAGTTTTATTTGCACCAAAAACAAAAACATTGCCAGATGCAACGCCTACTATGTTTTCAACCATAAAGGTAGGAGTAGTGCTATTCGCATTGGAGATTTTTACAGCGAAGTAGTTGAACAAAAGACTGAAACTAATCCTGTAAAGTTCAAATTTAATCACCCTGTGTCCGTCAACGAAATTGTAGAAAACTTAAGAAGGGTTCAACTGCTTGGAAAAGATAAGCATTCGATATTGTCAGCATTAAAAGTAGCTTTTCCTCAGAAGACATTAAAAGAGATGTTGGACTTCAGAGAATCTACAACGACTCTTTCTTCGGCTACAAAATCTTCAAAACATTCGGTAGTTAAAAAGGTTGTAGCAGGAGCATCTAACGATACAACAAAGTTGGTTACTCCCATTGACCCGCTTAGGGAAGTTAAGCTCAAAAACTTGGAACAAGAACTTGAGCTGATTGACCTCAAAATCCGTAAGTGCGAGATTTTAAAAGAAATTTCAGCTCTTAAGAATGGCTAACTAACTACTTAATTCTATGTGGGCGCAACCCGCCTACATAGAGTAGAATACAATAATACTTAAGTAAGTAACTACTTAAGAGGTTAACAAGATGAATGGTCTTTCAAGAGTTGAATGCAAGGTTTACGGTGTTGAGAAGTTGGTCGAAGTTGGTAAAGATTCTGATGACCCGCTGACCCGTTATCTTGCTGAATGGTGCGAAGTTTTAACAGAACAAGAAGAGGCTTTTTGCGGAGCGCTTTCAGAACTTAACGAACTCAAACTCGTGATTCGTTCACTGGCTAAGAGGCACACTGACAACGTTAAAGGGGTTGCAAAAGCTCGGCTCATTAAAGACCGAAAAGAGATAGCAGAAAACGCAGAAGACGAATTCAACGAAACAATCAACTATGCGATTGAAAAGCTTAATTCCGCTTACAACATCATTGAAAACTATTTGATCGAAAAACAGCAGTAGGGGACATTTATGAA